CGAGCCAGACTTTCTTTTACTTTTCTGTGTGTACATAATTGCTATATATTTTTAATTTATACAAAAATACACATTAATTCAATTAATTATTTTAAGCACTTTACCAGTTACAGAATCTACTCTAGCTAGTTTCATTCTAAAGTTAGTTTCTTTACATTGAACATATCTTGTAACAACTTTATTATCGGTAGATGTTGTTTTAATATTCTCTGGTTCGTATCTAGCGTGAGCCTGTGCATTGATGTAAGCAAATGTTATAGCGAATATAGCATCATCATAATCATACCTAGTATCTGCTGCTTGATATCTTGTTTGCCTATGACTGTTAGTAGATTTTAAATCTTTTTCAACAAATGTTTTTAATTGCTCCCATAACCACGGAACATCTATATTATTAGCGTAAGCATCTACCATTTCTTCCGTCTTTGCTATAATTCTAGGACCTGTATTGGCCTTATTAGATATACCAAACCATTTACCTCCCATTGTATGGAAATATTCAGGCAATTGTGATGATGCTGTAAACTTATGCTTGAATCCGTGTACTTCCTGGAAGTCTAAGTGCATATCTCCAATGTTATTCTCTATAAGTTCCTTAATACCTCCTCTATTTTGTTGGTCATAGTATAAACTTTGTAGCAATACCTGTAGATATGTGTATTTAAACTTTCTGTCTCTATGGAATACCACAGATGACACAGAGTTAGTTAAGGAATCCCATATTGCACTACACATCATAGAGTGTCCTGTCTCTGAATTGATGGGGTCAGTTCCTTGATACCACCTATTCTTCCATTTATCTCCAGCTGGTGGGTGATGTATTATAATAGATGTAGTAGATACATGCTCTCTAGCGTTTGTAGCTACCCATTTAGCACCAATTATCCTAAATTCTGTTATTAAATCGGGTGTAGGTTGGGAAAAATCCATTATCGGTTCAAAGAATCCGTACTCTATTGGAACTTCCTTACCATATATGTCATGAAGTCTTTGGTTGCATAGGTGTATAGGGACTAATGTCCTTGCTTTACGAATAAACATGTCATCTATCGTGATAGGATAATGCTGATGGAACTGAACCTTAGCAGTTTCACCCTTCTTTGTACCTTCAAGCGCTAGATATGCTTTCTTTTCGTTGTTTATATGCTCATCTGTTACCCCTCTTCTTGCGTATGCGTTAAAGAATAGTGGAATAATACCGTATTCATAGTTACCTTCCTTCCATTGTCTTAAACACATCTTAAATTCAGCCTCAAATACAGAGCCTCCTTTATCCATTTCACCTCCAGTACCCCATGCTAAAAATTGTTGCTGCATGGTCATCTTTCCTGTCTCTGGATTGAACTTAAATAAGGCAGGTCTACCCTCTCTCATCATCTCACCGAAGATATCAAACAATCCAATCTCATCAATGAATACTGCTGATGGAGACCCACCATTAATAGCATCTATCTGTGGACTATCTACTTGGAATCTAGATGCCCCACCATCATCACGACCTTTCTTTTCTCCTTTCTTGTCAAATGACATTACCTTATCTGTCCAGTTCTTGACATCTTGTGCCATAAAGTCTGGAATCTTTGTGTATGTCCACTTAACCTTATCTCTAAATATCTCTATACCTTTAGATTCTGAGTGAGTTACAAACTTAATGAAGTATGATTTGTTTAGATTAACTCTTTTCATACCAGCTAAACACATCGTAGTGGTGAAACCAATCTGACGAGCTTTACCAATCATTAATGAATAACCACAATCGAATAGGAATAGTAATACCATCTGAGCATCCCACGCTTGATAGCGTAGCATTCCATTAGGTGAACGGTCTTCTTTAATCCAACCGTATTTGTTACAGAAATATAATGTATTATCATTACATCTCTGTATTTCTGTGTTGAGCCATTCATACTGGTCTTCTTCATTAGCGAAGTCAGTAATAACTGTATCATCTTCAAGCCATATTCTAGCTTGGTCGCAATATAAATCAAAAGGAGTATACCGCAACTTATTTTGCCACCCAGAATTTATACTGTTTACCCATTCTACAAAAGCAGTAGGGTATTCAAATTCTTTATGGCTTGGCTTCCAACTTGAGGTTGGTATCTCCTTATGAGTTATATCGTCTTTGGATTTACCATGACGCATAAACTTATTTTTTTACCCCAGTGACTTTTACTTTGGGTTTATTCTTTTTCTTAATAGATTCTCCTTTAGTATATGCTTTCTGCACTAACTTAGGGTCTATTCCAGATGTCTTATCTAAATAAGGCATTATTTTTTCTTCTTAGCCATAATTTTTTCCTTGCGCTCTTCTCTAGAACCCTCAGTCTTCTCATGTTTCATTTTAGCTTTCATACTTGGGTAAGACTCTTCAGCCATTGTACCTGCATATTCAACTAGTGCTTTCTTAATTGCTTTTCCTTTTTTCATTTTAACAGTATTTAGATTTAGAATTTTGATGTGTAAGTTTAAATGTTTCTCTCTTAGGAGCTTGCTCTTGTTTTGAATTTAATGGAGCTGGAGACATTCCTTCTACTCTTGCTTTACTAATGTACTCTCCATTCATAGAAGAATTCATATTTTTATCACTTGAATATTTCTTTGTTTTCATAATAAAAAGTTTCAGCAAATATAAGTATTATTATTAATTACTTTTTTATGATGATATAAAAAGCCCATGCAGTTTCTATTCGTCAATAGTCTTACATGGGTATTAATATAAGACCTAAGCTGGGACTGCCTGCAAGAACTCCTACACGTTAGAACAGTCTTAGGTACTGTTGATGCAAATATACAAAATTAGGGTAAGTTTTATTTAATGATGGTACAGAATTAGGGTTATACCCTTAAGTTTGCGTGAATTGCGCTTACTTTTTAAGGTTATTCCCTTATTAAATTAGATTTTTGTAAGGCTATTCCCTGATAACATATAATAATTAGTGAGTCTATTCCCTATAATGTGTCATATAATTTACAAAAATTAGCTATTATGTTATTCATAAGTAGCATTATTTGTTTATTTTGGCTAATATATTAAGCATTATAGTGGAAAATTTCCATCACTAAATAGGTTATTTGTTGTTTATGGTGGAAAATTCTAACACTTGACACTAAATCTTATTTGTTGTCACTTGTTTGTTTAACATTTGTGACAAAAGTGTCGCATATTTAGTAAACATTTGCCCTTGATATTTTACAATTACTTAGATATAATAGATAATACAACCTTTATTTTAGCGAGGGGGGTCACGCAAAATGTCACATTTATTGCGTAAAAAATTAGTAGGTGAATATTCTAATAAGTAATACAGGTATATCTTTTAGAGTGCAAAATGTCAAGTTTTTCGTACCAAATACTTCTTGACAATTATCTTGACAATTCAATAATTTATTGTATCTTTATTAAAAAAGATATGACAAAAGAAAAATTAGACCAGTTAATAAAAAGCGGCACAACAAGAAAATGCAATTCTTGTAATGAAGTATTGCTTGTTAGTGAATTCCATATAAAAAAAGATATAAAGAATAATAAACATTATAGATTTAATTCTCCTTGTAAAATTTGTGCTCATGTAAATAGAGATGTAAGTTATCATAAAGCATATCAAAGAAAAAGAAACTATAATTTAACTACTGAAGAATATGAACTTAAACTTATAGAACAAAACCATTGTTGTGATATATGTAATATACATAGAGATGATTATTCTAAAGATTTTGCAGTAGACCATTGCCATCAAACAGGTAAGATTAGGTCTTTATTGTGTAATAACTGTAATAGTGGGTTAGGATTCTTTAAAGATAGTTTAAGTATTATACAAAAAGCTATTTCCTATTTAGATAAACACAAATAGCACAGAAAACTAGACAAAAAAACCCCGATAAGCCAGAGCCTACCGAGGAATTAACTCACGCTACGAGAGTATTAAAATATGTGGGTAAGCCGTGCGACCTGGCCGTGATTCTTACTATGTATAAATCCTTCAACTGCTTTTGGTGCGTGTTGGTATCCTGCCTTATGATGCCAGCTATCTGTTCCAGATGGAGAGCGTAATGATTCCACTGTGCAACCCACATAGTCTTTCGAAGATTTATGGTGAACATGGTGGGTGTAAACATATCTGTGTTTAGTCATACTCCAATACAAAGGGAACTCCTGTGCCATTAGTAAAGGAAGTAAATCTGGCTTAGCGCCATCTCCGTGTGTAGTGCCTATTAAATTACTACCATATCTAAATCCTTTTCTGTGTGCTATTGAGCAATCAAAGGTTATGTTCTTGCAGTCCTTGAACCATGTCTGAATGACATCCGCAAGAAAAAAGCCGTGCGTGTAATCGTGATTACTGGGATTAAAAGTAAAATGAACATCAGCCACAGATAGCAGCATTTCAAGAATTTCGACATATAGTTTTTTTGCTGTTAGAAAATTGGTGTACCACATACCATCGGTATCCTGTGGAGTCCCTGCCGTAGTTTTTCGGGAAGGCATATCGATGTGAAGTATATCGTTCCCACCTATGAATAATATTTTATCTATTTGAAACCCCCTTGACTTATCAAGTATCCCCTGTACTCCTTCACGAACTCTTCTAACTGCTATCTGAGAATTGTAATCCTCACCAGTTTCAAACGCATCGCATAGTTTGCCTATGTGTATATCCGCAGGGTCTATCACCAATAGATGTCCCTCCGTTGATTCTTTTCTTTTAATTACAGGATACTTAGGAATGAATGATTGCATCTCCTTAAGTAATGCTTCCTTAACATTTACTATTTGCTTTAACTGTTGGTCTTTAAAGTCGGGGTTCTTGAAGAATAAACTTGCCTTTGCAGTTTTAAGCCAGCCGTGTTTAACATCTTCTATATTTAATCCGCTTTCATCAGATTCAATCTTAATGCCTCTATACTGCTGTACAATATCATATTCTTCAGTAGTAATTCTAGGTCTAATAATTTCACTCATAGTTTAGTCATTATATTCATACTGTTCCTCAAGCTCACTATTGCGCTTGGGCATTCTATCATATTCTTTAGATGCATAGAACATCTTTTTAATTGTGCCTTTATAAAAGTAGATTGGATTGACCATATAGTTTCTTCTATTCTTATCCATAGAGAATCTTATTATGTCGTGGCCACATAGTTCGCCTATCGCCTGCATCACATAATGCATATTCAATCCCGTAGCTTCCTGTATGTCTCTTAAACTGTAACCCTTTAATGAGTTCCCGTAGTTCATGTGTTTAGCAAAGAACCTAAGCATCTTATTTGATGATGGCTTAATATCATCCATAACATCTAATGCCTCAACAAAGCTAATCATGTAGCGCATCTTCTTACGCTTAAGCAAATTGCTTATTACATCTTCCGACTCAACAGCATAGCTATCAGCCAATGGAACAATAACTCCATGTATGTCTTTGTAGTATAAATCAAGATTCTTCATCTTGTGGGCAATGACTCTGTCTGCCTCTAGTAGTATTAAATCAAATACTATGTTGTTTCTTTCGCTCATCTATAATGCTCTCTACGTTTAATTTAATTTTCTTTAACTTGGACAAACTCTCCTTGTGACGAGTATGCTCATAGAATATCAAACCACTTAGGCTACGACTGAATTCATTAATATCCATATTGCCCTTCAACTTATTACAGTCTCCGCAACATGGAACTTTGTTGTTGTTACTTAATTTGCCACCCCTGCTCTTGGGGAATAGATGGTCTACCGTTCTAGAGTAATCATCTATCGTGGTCTTACAATAAGAACATACATTCAAATCAATACCTCGTTTAGTTATCATCGGTGCAAATATAAACATTAATTTCTAATAAACACTAAATAGTTTGTTACCACTTCTTTGGTACAAAATGTTGCCACTTTTTTACCTATTAACTATCTATAAGTCAAGTACTTAAGAAATCGTTCCTTTATTGTTTATTCCCTAAGAGTCTAGGTCTGTATCAATGATACCTGGAATTAAGATGTGTGAACGATGAAATGTAAT